ATCATGAACTCCTTTTAAAAGTTCTACTTTAAAACTTGTACAAATTGCCGATGTTATTGCCATGCTTCAATCTCCTATGGGTTTGCCGAGGTTACTGGAATACGAACAGCGCCATCAGTGTAGTCATCTCTTCGTCTTCTACCAACTTGCTCGTTAGCAAACTTCTGTACCTCTTGTTTATATTTATTTTCATACAAAGTCAACATATCTATCGGGCCTTTTAAAAATCCATATGCCTCTGATAGACAGCAATATAACAGTCCATTTGGAAAGTTAAGACTAATGTAATTAGTATTATCACCTTCTAATAATGCAGGGGCCGCATTAAAATGCACTCTAAATTTGTATGTTGTGTCAGGGACCGGCGCAAACATCATTCTACCGGATGTAGTATCAGACTCACCCGTAGCACCACCAAACATAGCATAATATTTAGGTTGACCTCTTTTAGCTGATTCTGTTGAAGATATATATTCTTGAAGATATGATACATCTTTTTTTTGTAAAAATACATTCGCTCCTGTCGTAGCGGATGTTGAATCATAGACCTGTATCGCTCTTATAAATACACATCCTGCAGGTGCATTAATTGTCTCTTGTCCTGCTACTAGATTACCTATCTGTTGTTTTCTATCTGCATCGATAGGAACATCTCTAAATATTCTGTACTGTGCATTTAAGATTATATTCTCTAAAACAGCGTCTGTTAATACATTCGAATCTGTTTCAGTATAATTTCTAATCTGTGTTTTTAGTCCTGATGCGCTTAATCCAGCCATTATACCTCTCCTGCTACTTCTTTACAAATAGGACAGCTTTTTTTGTACCTACTATGTGTTCCACATTTTACTGCTTTACCATCAACATCTGTATACGTAGGAGTTTCTGGCTCTGGTGTTTTTAAATATAACTCTGCGTGTTCATCCATGTCTTCTGGGCACGCACACTGTTTAATGCCAAATAAATTACAAATAAAATTTTTAATTTTTTTAATCACGCTGTTACCGTTACTGGTCCCGCTGATGCAGAACCAC